TAAAAGAAATTTACGAACTACGAGGGTCTCAATTCTTTAACGTAGAAGAAAAATTATCATTTAACACACTAGGCGCTAACATTTATATGTTAGCAGGGCATAAAATAAACCCATATACTAGCTTTAAACACAGTAATATGCATTTTTGGAATGTAGAGTTTGATAACAGAGTTAAAGATTTACAGCAAATCATTGACAATAATAACAAAGAAAAGCAACAAATTACAGATGCGTTTCCAACATCACTGGAATATTATAGTCAGTTTCACCAGTGACGGCTCTGTATATGCAGATAAATAATAGTAGTATATATTACCAAAGGATCAAAAATGAAATATAAAACAGTAACAATTGTAGGCGGTGGGTCATCTGGTTGGATGACGGCGGCAGCACTAGCTAAATGTTGCCCACATTTAGAAGTAACATTAATCGAATCTAAGGCAATTGGAACGGTTGGTGTTGGTGAAAGTACACTTGGGCATATTAATAGATTCATGCAGTTACTTGGTCTTAAAGATGAAGATTGGATGGCAGCGTGTAATGCTACATATAAAAATTCAATTCAGTTCACAAACTTTAGAGAAAATAAAGGTGAAGTATTCCAGTATCCGTTTAGTAATGGACTTGACTTTACTGATAAGCCATCGGGCGAAGACAATTGGAAGCACTTAGCCGCAATGAGACCTGAAGAATATGGTCCTGAAGAATATGCTAGATTCTTTTGTACAGGTAATACACTACTAGCAGAGTATAATAAAGAAACTAAAAATGAACAAGGTTTACTAAGACACTTTAATTGGCAATTAGATACTGCTTATCATATGGATGCACAGTTGTTTGGTCAATATCTAAAAGACAACATTGCAATTCCATTAGGTGTAAAACATATATACGGTGAAGTTCATTCACATATGAAAGATCCTACTAATAATTATATTACTCAAGTTTTATGCCATGACGGAACTATTCTAAACAGCGATTTATACATTGACTGTACAGGATTTGCTTCAGTATTATTAGAACAATGGATGGGCTCGCACTTTAGATCATTTGAAAGTACATTAGCAAATGATAGAGCATGGGCATGTAGACTTCCTTATACTGATAGAGAAAAACAAATGCACAATGTAACCGATTGTCATGCACTTGGTAATGGATGGGTTTGGAACATTCCTTTATGGAATAGAATTGGTACAGGATATGTTTACTCGTCAAGATTTACAACACCTGAAGCAGCAAAAGAAGAGTTTAGAAAACATATTGCAGAAACACATACACCAGAAATTGCTGAAGCTGCAGAAATGTTTGAAGTTAAGATTAGACACGGTCGTAGGCATAGAGCATGGAAAGGTAATGTTGTAGGTGTAGGACTTAGTTACGGATTTGTTGAGCCTTTGGAATCAACAGGACTACTAACAACACACGAAAATATTATTAAACTAGTTGACACTCTAAATCGTAGAGACGGTTTCGTAACAGGCAGTGAAAGAGAAGGATATAACTTCTCGGCTGAATATGATGTTAATAAGTTTAGAGACTTTGTTGCAGCACACTATGCAATGTCGATGCGTGAAGACACTCCATACTGGCGTTGGTGCAGTGAGCTTAACGAATACGATCCGACTATGCATTCAGACGAAATGCAAAAACAAGGTCAGTGGCCTAACCTGTTTGGAAACTTAGCTGGAGCGCATAGTTATACTGCTGATCTAGTTGGTCATAACTTTATTGCAGCAGGCATGGGGCTACGTCCAACAGGAACTCCTTCACTATTATACAAATATGATCACGAACAAGCAAAACTTGAAGAAGAAGTAGGTGCTGTTGATAGAATGTATAAGCAATATAAAAACTTTGTTATAGATCACATTAAAGATCTTCCATCGCATTATCAATACCTGCTAGATAATATATATGGTGGTGTGGATGAACATAAACTTGATTAAGAATATAAAGAACTTTTTTAAAAAAAAGAAGTCTTATATTCGTTTTTATAGTGTATACCCGGGTGTAAAGGATTTATTCCCTCCTGTAAAAGCACTGTCAATAGTAAGATCGTTTACTAAAAATGTACCACCTCCAGGAGTTAGTCCTGTATCTAAATGCCCAGGCATACGTAAAGTTGCAAATACAGGTTGGATTATTACTGCACCTGCTGATTTTAAAATTAAAACAAATGGCGACGGAGCATCATTTGAATGGGCTGAACCAATGCAATTCGGTAAAGGTTTACCAAATACAGAATCTTATGTTGCATCGCATGACAAATCTCAAACAATGCCAATATTAGATGATCCAGATGACACATTACACACTACAATTAAAATTGAAACTCCGTGGAGAATTGAAGCTTCCGATGATATGATGCTACTGCAATTGCCAGTAACATATAACAATGAATCGAGGTTTACAGCAGCACACGGAATACTAGATCCTACACAGTCGCATGTAATAAATGTTCAACTGTTTTGGAAACTGCTTGACGGTGAAACGCTGGTACGTGCAGGAACGCCATTGGCACAGTATATTCCTGTAAAAAGGCAGGACTTGCTTTATAGTTCATATGATGCTATAATTGATGAGTCAACAGAAACTGATCATAGACGAGAGGCTGCTTATAATTATGCAGCTAATTGTGTAATATTAGAGGATGATCATTTAGGCTCAAGATTACAAAGATCCTCTAAGATTCTAAATAAGTATAAACACAAAGGATGACAAATATGGAAAACAATTATATTAAAAAACTCACTGCTGTTAAGATAAAATTAACAGCTGACCTTGAAGAACAAAATGCCGAACTTAAAAAGTTAGAAGAAGAATTTGCAGATCTAAAACTTAATCCTTACGGTATTACCTCTATTGACTTTGCAAAACGCCAAGAACTTTCTATGGATACACTAAAAATGGAAGGAACACTTATGGGTTTAGATTTAGCTTTAGAGACCTATGAGGAAGAGCATGGTAAGCAGTCAGAATAATGAAGGAGGAGTTCATCTCTTTTCGCCTTATGTATGGAAGTATACTTACGACTTTCCTTTAGACATATTACAAAAACCTATTGACGAAGTTTTTGATGCTGTTAAGCATAACTCGGCTTTAGAAAAAGGCAATGCTATATCAACGGTAACAAACCCCGAATACCAAAGTCCGCACACATGGGAAGAACTTGCTGAATTTCAAGGATGGTTAGGTCATAAACTAACAGTCATCAAAGAAGAATTAAATTTTTATAATCGACAATCAGAAGTAATTGGATCTTGGTTTAATAGGCATTATAGATCTGGTTACACTGAAGAACACCATCATAACTATAGCACATTCGTTGCTAGTTGCTACCTAAAATGTCCACCTGACAGTGGAAATATTGTATTTAGAAATCCGTTAGAGTATCATATGTGTAGCTTTCCAATAGTTAATGAAACACAAACACTACGTGAAGTAGCATGTAAAACAGGAGATGTTATTATCTTTCCAGGGTGGCTTAAACATTTTACTACACCTAACAAAACAGACAAAGAAAGAATTGTAATGACAATTAATATTAAATGATGGATTTTAAGATTTGTTACCCTGATGCAAACACTATAGATAAAGTGTTAAAAGTAAAGTCACTAGATGACTTTGCTACAGAATATGTTGACTTAGGTCAAGGTATTGGGTATTGGATTGCAGACAATCCGTTTTATAATGACGGCTTTGAAATATTTAAAAACTTAGTAAAATGTTTTCCTATTGTTAAAGATAACAGTGCAGAAGGCAATATGGATCCTAATCCGTTTGATACTATACACTTACCAGACTGGGTATACAAAAACATTTGTTTTTTAATTAGAGATTTTTATCTTAAAAATGTTGAAGATAAAATGTATGATCCTCAAATACATGAGTGGGGGAACATTTATTTTAAAGACAGAGCGAAACCGATTACTTGTTATAGATTACCACATGTAGATTATCCTAAAGGATTAGTTGCCAATTTATGGTTTACAAATCACTCAATTGAGGATTCAAATACAAAACTATACAAGTATCATGGAGAAGTAAAAAACTGTGTATACGATTTTCAGACTGATACAAAACATCCTTTGTTTGAATCATGGAGAGAATTAGCACAGACGCCTAAACGCTCTGATGCATGGTTTAATATGTCAGATGATGAATTAAGTAAATGGGGATTTGAATGTATGGGTGCTGCACCATCTACCGAAGGAAAAATGACTATGTACAAAGCAGATATTAGTCATGCTGCAATTGTTTCTCCTAGTGTAGATTTTAGATGGAGTCATACTTTTGCATTTTCAGATGATTTTCCACCAGAAGTTACAATGGGCGATTTGAGGACCGTAGCATGATGAATATGGATATGTTCTTTCCTACTCCGGTGTGGTGGGAGCAAACACAATTAGATAATACTGATATGCTAAAACTTTGTTATCAACTACACACAGATGATGATGATGGAAGAGTATTAAGTAATCAAGGAGGTTGGCAGTCAAAAGATTTTAGGCCTGATGCGTATGCTGAAATGAAACCATTACATGATAAGATTATGGATCAGGTTGATAATTGCATACGTGATTACGGTTACCATGAAGAGCATTGTTACCCTATTATGGAAAATTTTTGGTTTAATATTAATAAACAAGGAAATACGAATTCAGTACATATACACGATAATAGTTTTATATCTGGTGTATATTATGTAAGTGCAAGGCCCGAACAAGGTAACATCAATGTTTATAAAAATCATATGCAAGACTTTATTATTGCATCAGCAGCACCAATGAAGAATTATACTCCAATCAGTGCATCTTGTATTGCGTATGAACCGATGTCAAGTAAACTAATATTGTTTCCTGGATGGTTACCACATGGTGTGGAAAGAAATAAAACAGACGAGGATAGAGTAAGTGTATCTTTTAATGTTAAGTTAGTGAGGACAGATGATGAACGACTTCAGCCGTAGAATACTTAACGAAACAAACTTAGCGTTTGACGATAAGCCACACTTCTTTAAGAAGTTGATTGACGATCCTAGTGAACTAGTCACATGGCAAGACATTGAGCAGCACACAAACAAAACAGAACGCTATAACTTTGAACTTATAAGTCCAGACAACAGCAAAATTGAAATACCTGTAAGTAGAAAAAATTGGATTTATGACAGAGGTGTACAAGATAAAGGTTTTATATTTGATAAAGTAAATGATGGTTATGGATTAATCTGTTTAGACTATGGATTTCATAATCAAAAAACAATGGATTTTTTAAGCATATTTGAAAATATGTTTAGTATACATGCTGCAATACATGTGTATTGTGGGATAAAGGATTCTAAGTCTTTTACAATACATGATGATTATCCTTGTAATTTTATTATTCAAGCAGAAGGAAAAACTAGATGGAAAGTGTATAAGAATAAAATTTCTTACATGCACAGAACAGGATTAATGAATGGTAAGTTACATGACAAGGATATGGAAGTAGATATCGACGTAGAATTAGAACCAGGAGATGCATTATATATTCCGTCAAGACAATATCATTGTGCATATCCTAAAGGCAAACGAATATCTCTGAGTATTCCGTGTTGGCAGAAACTACCAACAGAGGCAATGGAAAATGCAGTAGATAGAAATTATTATAGGATCAACAATGTTTAACCCAATTGAAATAGAAAATGTAATCGAACAAGATTATCAAAAACAAATATTTGATGTAGTAACTGACATAACCTTTGATTGGCATTTTATGGAAGATACAACGTTTGAAAAGAAGGATCATATTAATACTTCTACACCTAGTTTTGCAAACCTAGTATATCATCCTGACAATAAAGAAAATCCAGGATTAGAATTTTTTACTCCCTTGCTACAAAATACTTGTGCAAAAGCAGGATTAGAACTTGACCAGCTGTTACGTATGCGACTAGGCTTTTTGCTTAATACAAAGTATTTTATGCCACATGTAAGGTATCAACATAATACACCACATGTAGATTTTAATGTAGATCATTATACTGCGTGTTACTATGTTAATGAGTGTGATGGTGAAACTATTGTATTTCACCAAACAGAAGAATCAGAAAAATACAGTGCTATGCACAAAAGTATGCCACAACAAGGCAAAGTATTAGTATTCAACGGAAGGCATTATCATGCAAGTACATGTCCTAAAATGTTTACAAAAAGGATTGTGATGACTATGAATTTTACAGCAAGGAAAATTGATGGCTAATCAAGATTATATTAACGAATTAATAGCGCATGATAAACAATCGATGTCTAGTATTCAATCACATAATCTTAAAGATAGATTTAAGTATCCATACCTTCCAACTATGGTGATTGATAATTTTTATGACGAACCCGATCTTGTTCGTGATTATGCATTAGGTTTAGAGTTTTTTAAAGGTGATAGAGGAAGCTGGCCTGGAATAAGAACTAAGTTACTTCATGAATTTGATAGAGAAACATTAGAAATACTTGGAAAAAAGTTAATGGTATATCTTAATGATTATGGATATACAGAGTTTCATGAATTTCAATCAGCATTTCATTCTACACCCGGATCATATACTCGTGGATGGGTACACGACGATGATCCTAAATTAAATATTGCTGGGGTAATTTATCTAAACAAAGAACCGTTTAACGGTACAGGTACTACTATCTACGAAGATAACAATACCTTTGATGGTAGCAAATACTCTCAAGCATTTATGGAAGATGTTCTTGATGTGGAAGTAGAAGAGAAAGAAAAGTTTGATAAAATAAGAGAACAGCAAGTAGCAGAATTTAAAAAAACAATAACTATGGAAAGTGTATACAACCGTTGTATTATATTTGACACAAGACAATGGCACAGTCCAGAAAATTTCTACGGTACTACACTCGAAGACTCGAGATTAACACAAGTATTTTTTGCGAGGGTAGCATGATTAGAAGTATTACACAACCTATAAAAGTTATTGATAACTTTTTTGAAAACCCTCAACTAGTAGTTAATCATGCTAATAAGCAAGACTATGTTGACCAGGATAATTCGTTGTTTTTAGGTACACGTTCAAATAGTTTAGATGTGATTAATCATGATATGTTTGAAAAACTGCTTGGAAAGTTAATTCAGCATGTGGTTGGAAAAGACCAGTTTACATTTTTACATTGCGAATATCAAAGCATAAACAGCGAATGTGTTGATCAAATCAAAACAATAGGATCTTACAATATTGCAGGAACTGTATTTTTAACAAAAGAAAATTTAATCCCTGATAGCGGAATTAAATTTTATGATAGTAGAACACAGATAGAAACAATGTCAATAGAAAATATGTTTAATAGATGTGTACTTTGGAACCCTCAAGTTCCTTATAAGATATCAAATTTTGCAGACAACACATTGATGCTAACATTTTATGGCACAGCATTACAAAGGTATCCAGGATGAATGATGATATTATAATAATCGATAACGTAATACCTAAAGATTACTCAGACCATATTAGAACACTATTAACTGGTTGGGACTTTGGCTGGGTGTTTAATCAAAACATGGTTTCTCCTGATGCAGAACTACAAGGAGAAAGCAATCATGCAGGATTTAATCATTTCTTTTTTGAAAAACAACAAGCAGTAAGTCAACACTTTAATTTTATATATCCGCTTGTTTTAAGCATTACTAGTGCGTCTAAGACGCCGTATAACAGGTTAATACGCATGAGAGCTAACTTGACCCTACCTAATAAAACAAGCACGTTAGACCACCATATGCCGCACATAGACAGCTTCTTTGAGCATTGGAATGCAATTTATTATGTTAACGACTGCGACGGTGACACAGTTATTTTTAATGAAACAAACGATGATTACGATCCTGGCACTGATGATATTATGCGTATTAAAGCAAATGAGTTTACAATTAAAGAACGTGTTACACCTAAGCAAGGTAGAGTAGTTATATTTCCAGGAAAGTATTATCATACTAGCAGTTATTGTAAAGATTCGGGCTATAGAGCTGTTATTAACATTAATTTAGATAGGGTTCAACTAGGATGAGCGAATACTACTTACACCAAAGTCAATATATAATTGAAAATAAGACTCAGATTTTTGATCATCTAGATAATGCGCATGCCGTTTTTAAGAAAATATTTCCTGATAAAAATGACAGCACATGGTCTTACAATCTGTATAATGTGTTTGCACTAACTGCACCTAGCACTATTTTTTATGACATATATAAAGAGCTTGGAACATTTGTAAGAAGTAAAGTAGGTGAGGATCGTCCATTATGGATACAAGCATGGTTAAACTATCATAGACCAGACGAATGTTTAACAAGGCATGGACACGATTTTGATTGGCATGGATATATTAGTATTGATCCTAAAAATACACAAACTATATTTGATAATTGGACCATTGATAATAAGCCTGGACAAATATATTTTGGACCAGGACATGCTCAACACGAAGTTAAAGTACTAGAACCATATGAAGGTTATAGAACGACAATAGGTTTTGATATACACACAATACCAAACAGTCCTTTAATTAGCCACTATGAAGAAAGACCATTTGGTAACATGGGGTTAATGCCATTGCTATGATAGAAGATTACAAAATTATACGAGGAGCAGTATCAACAGAACTCTGCGAATTTCTTGCATTAGAGTACGAAATGATGGAAGAAGTTTGCAAAGTATTGTACGCTGGTGCTGACTTATCTGACCTAGAAGAAAACACTTTTGCGAGATACGCTCCCTTGATGTTTGAAGCATTAATGGTAAAACTAAATCCTTTGGTTGCAAAAGAATGGGGAAGTAAGTTAGTACCAGTTTACTCTTATGCTAGAATATATTATAAAGGTTCACAACTTAAAAAACATTTTGATAGACCTAGCTCTGAAGTATCAGTGTCAGTTGCAATATCAAAAGAACCAGAATACAATTGGCCAATATACATCAAAAATGAAGATGGTGTTGAACACGAGATTAATTTAGATGTTGGTGATATTGTTATATACAGTGGACGTAGACACGAACACTGGAGAAATTCATACGAGGGCAATAAGATAGTACAGGCTTTCTTACAGTATGTAGAAGCTGATGGTCCTTATTCGCATTTGAAATGGGATACTAAACCAGCACTAGGACTTCCTGCAGAATTTGTTCGTCAAGAGATAAAAGACGAAGTGCAGAATGTTAAAGATGTGCTTGGATTTAAGCGTTAATTAGTCGCTGACTTTAGTTGGGCCCGCAACGATTTTAGCCGGTGTATGACGCTCTTCAAAGATCTTTGATGCTTCTTCTTTGTTTCTTGCTTCACATGTGTCCGAGGTAATAGGTGCTTTACCTACTTCCTTTCTGATAATCATTTTGTAAGTTGCCATATTTTATAACTCCTATATCTTTATTTATCAATATTCTCAATCCATTCATCGATAGTCCAGAATGGAGCCACAAGTTTTTTGTAGCGTTTTACATTAGTATTTAGCACGTTTTTACCGATATCTAGTTTATCTGCAAATGCTTGTGTAAAGTATGTGCTAGGAAATATGTCTAATCCTTGAACAACCTGCATCCAGGCAGTTGGTGAATAACCGTTAAATGTTGGCTCAACAGGTGAATGTCCATAAAAGAACGATTCCCAATGTCTTAATTTTTGTCTTAAAGATTCTGGAATACGTTCTTGATCGTGCATATGGCTTAGCCAAAAATCTGTATCGCTTCTTTTTCCTCTAAAATGCAAAGCAATAAAATCTTTAATATCATCATATACAGTTGATACTCTGTCATTAAATCGTTCTTGCTGTATAGCGTGACGCTCTCTAGTAGGATCCCATAAGTCTTGTAACGCAAATAAACTTTCACAAATGATTGCAATACCGTTTGCTTCTAATGGTTCTAAAAATCCACTACTAAGACCGATTGCTATAACATTGTTATTCCAGCTTTCCGTTGATACTTCGGGTGTATATGTAAACGAAGCAATAGGTTCAATATGTTCCCCACATACACTCCTTGCTTCTTCTAATGCTTGATCTGCTGTGATGTAGTTATTATCGTAAATGTAACCGTTACCCGATCTATGCTGCAAATTAATATTCCATCGCCAACCATATTTCATTGCTGTTGCATTTGTTGTTACTGAATATTTAGGTTCGTCCCACCATGCAATAACAGAATTGTGTGTAAAATGTTTTGAGTAATCAGTGTATTTTGTTCCTAATTTTTTCCTAATTAGTAGTTGTGCAAAGCCACTACAATCAACGAACCAATCTCCTTCTATTGTTCGATTGTCATCTAAAATTAAACTTGTTATATCGCCGCTATCGTTTTGTATTGCATCGACATATGTGCCTTCTATCAAATTAATGTTACGTTGTAATGCAATAGATTTTAAATACGCCGCTGTTGCTCTACTTTCGTTATGCCACATTGGAATAATAGGCAAGTCAGCTCTACTTGCGCCAAAAGGAACTTTGTTTTCTTTAATAAAATAGTTTGCGTAAAATGCATCTGCTAATGGAACATTGTTTCCCAGTAAAGTAGCTTGATATAAATCCTTTTGTCTTTCAGCTACCATAATATTTTTTAATTCACCAATAGTAATCTCACTCATAGCTTTTTCAGTATCAGTCCAACCGTCTAGCCAAGGTGCATAATCAGTTTGTAAACAATGTATGAATTCACTACCAACTCCATTCCAGTCTTTAAATCTACCACCCATTTTAGGAGTAGATTTTGTGTGTTTAACAAAGTCGTCAAAGTCAATATCGATGTGTTGTAATAGCTGAACAAATGTAGTAGTGCCGCTTTCGCCTGCAATAATAGGAGGCTTATTAGGATCTTCTACTACACTAACTTCCATAGATGGAAATTTTTTTCTAACAACTAGAGCAGACAGCCAACCTGCAACGCCGCCGCCAAGTATAACAATCTTAGAGGTTGATTGTGGTTTCAAGATATCTCTCCTTTAGTACGTTTAGTGCTTCTCTATGGGTATAAATTTTACCTTCATCAGAACGGGTATTAGTACCCTCATGGATAACTCTTGTAACCTGTTCGTTGTGTATACTAGCAAAGTTCTTTTCCCAGAAAGATTTAACAGAGTCATAGTCAAACATATGTAATCCGTGCATAACTTGTAACCAATTAAAAAAACTAAACATTAATTGATGCTCTGAAAAATAGCTTGGACTTACAAATGCTTTCTTGAATGTATCGAGAGTATCTTTATTAAAATCAGTTAGTTCAATATTTTGATTACACCACTTCCAAAACTCAGTGTCGTTTCTTTTAGTAACATAGTGAATTTGAATAAAATCAATAATATTAGTAGCAACTTTATTCATCCTGTCGTTAAATGTTTTTATTAATGCACTAGATGAATCTTTTCGATAGTATGCAAGTGAGCCTAACAATAAAAACGTTTGCTGAATAGTTGATCCAATTGAACTTGCTTCTAATGGTTCTACAAACATTCCACTAAGACCTAATGACATACAGTTTTTAGTCCAAAATTCATTAACATACCCAGCACTAAACTTTACACGTTTTCCTATTTGTAAATCTTTGATACCTAAATGTTTTTCATAATACTGCGATACTTCGTCATACGCTTGTGTTTCATTAATAAAATTATCACTAAACACATAGCCGTTACCATATCTGTCTTGTGTAGGAATTCTCCAACACCACCCACTGCTTAATGCAGTTGCTTCTGTCCAAGAAGGAATGTCTTCAGTTCTAGCTGTTGGAAATGCAATAGCACTATTCATAGGAAGTTGATGAGAACAGTCTATCCATTTTTGTCCTAGTTTACTTGATATTACTCTATTGAATCCACTACAGTCAATAAAGAACTCACTAGCATGTTTTGTACCTTGTTCATCGACTAGCTCTTTAACGTTACCTGTATCATCTAAAATTACATCTTGTATGTCAACATCTAAAACTTTAATATCTCGATTTTTACATTCTTTAACAAGAAACTCATTTAACTTGTGTGTATCAAAATGATATTGTGCTACTGTATCGTGTAGTGGTTCAGCATGTGAACTATCTCGTGTGTTACGTTTCCATGCAGTGTCTAAAGGATCCCACTGTTCAGCAATCATTCTCATGAATGTTATTGGCATTTCATTTTTTGGATCTAATGATCCGTATGCGTCTGTTAAACTATGATAATAATGTTTTCCATCACCATTCCAGTTAGTAAACTTAATACCAACTTTAAATGTAGCACCTGCTTCTCTTACAAGTGTCGGTACATCAATACCAGAATGCTTTAAAAAACTTAGCCAGTGTTCGGTTGATCCTTCACCTACACCAATAATTCCAATTTTAGATGAACGCAATAGTGTAAGATCAATATGTGGAAAAGATTTTTTAATCATAATCGCAGAAACTAATCCGCTTGTTCCGCCTCCTAATATTGTTAGAGATTGTATCATCATAGCGAGTAAGATATTCCTTTCAACATGTTTACTGCTTCTCTACATTTTACAAAATCTTTAGTAGGTCTTTGCGGCAATGAAGATAGTTGTGCTGTGTCTTCAGCACGATGCTTACTGTAACGCTCGTTGTATAATTTTTTAATACTAGGAATGTCAAACATACGTAATCCATGCATAACTTGTATCCAATTCAGATTATCGTAAATTCTAAAACTTCCATGCGATCCATCTTCGGGTAATAATATTTGATTTACAAATTGTTTTTTAAAATTTTCTATATTCTGTTTGTTAAAGGGTGTAATTTCTATTTCATTTTTACACCAGCGCCAAAACTTTGAATCTTCTCTTTGTGTAAAGTAATGCAATTGAATAAAGTCTAGCACATTGCTTAAACAATCATCAAATATTCTATTGTATTCGTTTATAGTTGCTTGATCACTACGTTCCCAAGATGCTAGTGAGGCAACTAATGCTCTTGATTGCTGTATGGTTGTTGAAATACTACTTGCTTCTAAAGGCTCTACAAAGTTACTGCTAAGTCCAATGCTTACACAGTTCTTAATCCAGAACTTATTAACTTTACCTGAAACAAAATTAATTTTTCTACCTATATTAATTGTGTCTGAAAACAATGATTGTATTTCCGCTACGGCTTCGTCTTCAGAAATAAATTGATCACTAAACACATATCCATTACCAAAACGTTCTTGCACAGGACTACGCCAATGCCAGCCAGCACTCAATGCTTTAGAAAGTGTGTAAGGTGGTATATCTTCTTGACGTGGTGTTTGAAAAGCAATAGCACTATTCATAGGTAAAAATGATGACCAGTCGACCCACTCAGCACCTAGTTTACTGGCAATAACTCTTTTAAATCCACTACTGTCAATAAAGAAGTCTGCGTTATGTGTTCGTCTTTCTACATCAACTACAGATTCTACAAAGCCTCCGTCGCCAATGTTAACATCTACAACTTCTGTAGTTATAACATTAATGCCTGCTTCGATACATCTTTTTTCTAAAAATGCATTTAGTTTTTCGCTATCAAAATGAAACTGATAGTAATCTTCAAATGGTGGACTTACCCATCCTTGCATAGGTAAATCCCAATGCAACGATTCAGAGTCAACACCTTCTGAAATTAATCTCATCAGCGTATGTGCATCGCCTGTGTATGCATCCGCGTATACATATGGTTCTGCTAAACTGTGATAGTAACTAGTTTTGTCACCATGCCAATCCTCGAACTTAATACCAATCTTAATAGTTGCACCACATTCTTTTACAAGATCAGTTAGTGTAATACCAACTGCCTCAGCGAATCTTTTCCAGTGTTCAGTACTACCTTCTCCAACTCCAATGGTTCCAATTTTATCAGATTTAATAAGTGTAATATCTAAGTTATCAATAGACTTTTTGTGATAAAGCGCAGTCATAAGTCCAGCGTTACCCCCACCTAATACTAGTAAACTTTTTATCATAACCCTTTTTCCTTATTATGAATTTCTATATTTGCAACAGAGTCTGTTGCAAGATTGTAATTAATTGCTCCTGTGGGCATTACATTAAAACTAATAATATATCTATCTTTGTTTCCAAAATGCGGTGTTGCACTATGAAACAGCCAACTAGGAAATAATATTAATTTGCCAGGATCTGCTTCTACAAACTGATGTGGAGCGTATTCGTGTCTTAATACTTCTAGCTGTGCTTCAGTTCTATGTTTAACTGGATCTTCAAATACTGTAGGACTACCGTCAGTTACATAATACACACCACTAAGAAAACTCATTGAATGCCTGTGATAATGTAATCTCATTCCGTCTCGTGGTAACGCTCTATTAAACCAACTGCTGGTAATTGCAAATCCTTCGCAATCATATTTTTGATAAATTCTAACTTCTTCAATACATTTATTAATCCAAGAAAATAAAGGTTGTAATTCTTCTTTGTCGTGTAAGTTTCTCATTGAACTTATTGTTTCGCCAGACTTAACAGTCTCTGCGTATTTTTCAAGTTCGGGGATTAATTGTTTGTTGTCAATCTCGGTATTGTGAAATTCAAACAGATCCGTTGGAAATGTAGGAATAACTTTCATTAAAACTCAACCCAGCCTGTTAAAAGATATTTTTCACCACTCAATGGAGGATTGCCTCTGTGGGCATGGGTGTAACCCGCAGGCCAAACAACAAGTGTACCTTCTGTAGCGGCAATACGCTTCTTCTGGTATAACCATTCTGTTTCACCACCTTCGTCGACTGTGTTAAGATACAATCCCCACGCTGCAATTCTACCTGACCTTTCTTTTGTATCTGATTCAAAATGCCAAGTATGATATCCTTCTCCGGGAACGGTCTTTTGAAGTTTCATAAAGTAAACTCTGCTATCGCCGCACTCACCTAACACACTATATTGTGCAGTATATTGCTTCCAGCAATCAATAAACCTAGTCATAAAAGTATGTACAGCAGGATTGTCTGTTGACATATTTAATGCAGGTTGCTCAAGAAGAAATGCAGCATGATCTGCTTTATTATGTGCTGAATTGTCTCCTAGTGTTTGACGACTAGCTGTTAAGTGCAAGTCGTTCAATTTTTCGTAGTATTCAATAAGTTCTGCACATTCTTCGGGTCTCATAACGCCGGTCCATGTTGCAATATCGTTCTCTATAATCATATTACTATTTATGGCCAGATTATTAATGACATGAATAGTCTGAAAGCAGATAAATACTTTACAACAACAGTGGATGAACTCATAATATGGCAAATTTACCTATCATTAATAACCTTCGTGTAGTACCAAGAGATGCAGAATTTCTGGATAGAAAGACTGGTGCACGTGGAGAAATATTCTATGATAAAGACAACAATACCATTAGGCTATATGACAGTAATGTTGTAGGTGGTTTACCATTAGCAAGAGGTGATTTAACCAATGTTACTAACGCTATATTTGCTGCAAAAGCAACAGCAGCTGGCGTAGGTGGCGGCAGTGGCAGCGGCAGTATTGAAGTAAGTCAAACAGCACCTAGCACACCAACAGAAGGTACAATTTGGTTTAACAGCAGCAATGGTACACTGTATGTCTATATCAATGATGGAGATAGCAACCAATGGGTACAACCGGTATTAGGTTATCCTGCTATCCCAGATAATTTACAAGATTTAACAAACGTAACTATTACAACACCAAGTGCTGATCAAGTATTAAAATGGAATGGTGCAGCATGGATTAATGCAGCAGCACCAGCAGCCGGCTTAGATCAATCAGCAGTTAGGTCAAGTATATCAGTTGGTACAGAAGGAACTGCGGCAGGCGATGGAGCAGTTAGTTACGATAATACTACAGGTGTGTTTACATATGCACCTCCGTTATTAAACAGTTTAACAGTTAGTGGCACTTTAGATATGGGTAGTAATGATATTACTACAACAGGCAAAGTTTACTTCGCAAATGTATTTGCAACAGAAGGAGACTTACCTAGTGCTACAACGTATCATGGAATGTTTGCACATGTTCATGCTACAGGTGCTGGATACTTTGCTCATGCAGGCGCATGGACAAAACTAGCAAACAATGCAACAACACTTGCTGGTTACGGCATTACAGATGCTGCAACATCAGCTCAAGGTACTAAAGCAGATAGTGCATTACAAGATTTAACAGCAACTTCTATTACAACACTTTCAGATGTATCAGGAAGTGCACCAAGTACTAACCAAGTACTTAAATGGGACGGAGCGCAATGGTCACCTGCATCAGACGCAATTGGTAGTGGTGCTGTAACTGCAACTATTGCCGGTGCAACACAAGCAAACCCGGTATCAATTAGTACAAGTTCTGCACACGGTTTCTATGAAGGACAACCTGTAACAATTACAGGTGTTAACGGAATGGTACAACTTAACGGTAATGAATACTATGCAAACGTTATCGATACACTAACATTTACTTTATATTCTAATTCTGCTTTATCAACAACAGTAAACGGTACAGGATTTGATGCTTGGGTTTCAGGTGGTACAGCAACAGGTGGTGCAACAGCAGCTGAAGTTGGTAACTTTGTATTCACAGGTTCAAACATTGATACTAGCGATAGTTCAGGATTAAACTTTACTCCAGGTGTTTTAATGCAAAGTGATCTAACAGTTGAAAACGATTTAACTGTAAACAATTTACTTACAGCAGCACAGTTTTCAGTAACAGATTTTACAACAACAAATCACACAACAACTAACTTAACTGTTAGTGATACACTATCAGTAAAAACTATCGCTCAAACCGATACTGGCACGCCACAAATTACAAGTAGTTCAACCATAGTTTTAAACTCACAAGACGGTGTAAGAGTTACTGGTGCTCCATTTAGACTTCCTAGCTTTACAACAACACAGAAAAATGCACTTTCTCCAGGTAATGGAGATATGTTGTACGACTCTACGTTAAACAAAGCACAGGTATATGAAAATGGTGCATGGGCGAGCTTAGTATAGGTATATAGCATGGCTGAAAAAGAATATATTGTTACAGTAAAAGCCGGTATTGATCTTAATGCATTTGATGCAGAAATGGTTGCAGCATTTGGTGATGAAACTATTCCAAGCAGAAGTGTTGAAATTGCAAATGCCCGTAAAGCTTCACGAAGAAACACACATTACTACTTGTCAGATGATGAAGCAACTACACTTGCTAACGACAGCAGAGTAATAGCAGTTGAGATTCCACCAGACCAAAGAGATGATATTGAGATTGGATTTAAAGCAAGACAGTCAGGAACATTCTATAGAGGTTCAGGTAGTACAGGTAACATTGACAACTGGGGACTTAAACGTTGTCAGAGCTTAACAGAAAATTATGGTAATGGTAGCACACCTTCCGGCGAACAGACAGTTACACAAATAACAGATGACTATTTGTATCCATTGGATGGTACAGGTGTTGATGTTGTTATTCAAGATAGCGGAATAGAAGCCAACCATCCAGAATGGCAAGATGCCAGCGGTGCTTCTAGATTAGTTGAGCTAGATTGGTATAATGGATTTAGCGGTGGAGGCTCAATGCCTGCAGGTCATTACACAGACTATCATGGCCACGGAACACACTGCACAGGTACAGTTGCAGGTAAAACATTTGGTTGGGCAAAGAATGCAAAAATATATGCAGTAAAGATGCTTCCAGGAACAACAGATCCTAATGGCGGTATTCCTATTTCAGATTGTTTTGATGTTATTAGAGAATGGCACAATAACAAACCAGTTACAAGCACAGGATATAAAAGACCAACCATTGTTAACATGAGTTGGGGGTATGGAACTAATATTCCTGCTGCAACAACTCCAATAGGTGGAAGTTACAGAGGATCTAATTGGTTTTGGGGAACAACATATAGCACTGTTGCTACCCTATGGGCAAACACAGGTGTCGTACCTTACGTAGGATCAAGATGGAAGATACCTGTACAGGTTGCATCAGTTGATGCTGATGTAGAAGAACTTATTAACGCAGGAGTACATGTTTGTATTGCAGCAGGAAATGATTACTACAAAGTTACAACTTCAGGAGAAATTGATTATAACAACACAGTTTCGTGGACTAGTTACGGAACACAATATTATCATAGACCTCCTTCACCATATGCAACAGGAGCATTTAACGTAGGAAACATTGACAGTAGAATTCTTAACGATCAAGATGTAACTAAGCCAGACAGCATGAAAGGTCCAGCAGTAACAATATGGGCACCTGGTACAAATATTATTAGTGCATGTTCGAATATATCAGAAATAGGTGGCCCAGCACCATATAAATTAGATCCTACATTTGGACAGCAATCTATTAGTGGTACAAGTATGGCATGTCCGCAGGTGTGTGGTGTAGGAGCATTACATTTACAAGCAAAGCCTGAACTAACACCAGCACAACTAAAGCAAGAAATAGAAGCAAATTCACCACAAGCAATGTATACAACAGGATCTGTAAATGATTATAATGCATATACTACTAGCATTATGGGGTCTGAAGGTAGGATATTATACAACAAATACAAGACAGATGAGTCACACAAGATTGAAGGCAGTATTACTATCACAAATCTGGGTATAGCATAAATACAGTAGAGGAACAAATATTATGGCACTAGCATTTCCAAACAGTCCTTTAGTAGGAGATCAATATACAAGCGGTGGCGTTACATGGCAATGGAACGGTACGACTTGGGATATCGTTATCTCTGGTGGAGGCGGTGGGGGAGGCGGTTCAAGCCTATCATTTGCTACTATAGCAGTTTCAGGACAAGACAGTGTTTCAGCAGATAGTGGAGCAGACACACTAAACTTAGTCGCTGGTACTGGTATGACTATTACTACAAATGCTAGTACAGATACAGTTACGCTAACATCGTCAGGCGGTGGCGCAAGTGGTAATATATTCTCAACTATTACACCCGACACAGGTGCAAACGTTGTTGCAGATGCTTCAACAGACACACTTACTATTGCCGGCGGAGTAAACATTCAATCAGTTGGTGACGCAGCATTAGACAAAATAACGTTAGACATGACTGCATTTAGTATTGACTTTTTATCAGATGTAGATACAGTAACTACAGCACCAACTACAGGACAAGTTTTAAAATGGAACGGCTCTAATTGGGTACCAGGTGTAGATAGTACAACAGGTGGTGCCGGTACTGATGCAGATACACTAGACGGGTTCGACAGTTCATACTTTTTAAATTACAATAACCTAAGCAACCAGCCTAGTTTATTACAACTTACAGCATTAAGTATTGGTGCTAATGCATCAGCATCAAGTTTCGGAGGAATTGCGTACGATAATACAACTGGTGTGTTTACATACACTCCACCAGATCTTTCAAGTTATATTACAGGTGTTGCGTGGAATGACATTACAAGTAAGCCAACAACTATTGTAGGCTTTGGTATTACAGATGCCTTTGACGGAGCGTATGCTTCTTTAACAGGTAGACCAACTATACCTACAAATAACACTCAGTTAACAAACGGTGCAGGATATATTACAGGAATTGGAACATTATCTATCGATGCACTAAGTGATGTTGACACAACAACTGCTGCACCAACAAGCGGACAAGTACTTAAATGGGACGGTGCAAAATGGGCACCTTCAGCATCAGGCGGCGGTGGCGATGCAAACCAAAATGCATTTAGCACTATTTCTGTTGCTGGTCAAAGTGATGTTGTAGCAGATACTACAACTGATACACTAACACTTACAGCCGGTACAAATATTACACTTACAACAAATGCTAGTGGAGACAGTGTTACTATTACAGGATCGGGCGGCGGAGCAACTGACTTTGATGACTTAGGTGATGTAACATCAGCAGGATTAAAAGTTTCAGATGTTTACTTACCAGCAATTACACAATTGGTTGTTGGACACTCTGGTACTTCATCATATAATTTTGATCAATATACTGGAGCTAACCCTACAATTTATGCAATTAGCGGAACAACTATTGCATTTAATTTACAAGGAGTTTCAGCAAGTCATCCATTCCAAATTCAAGATGCTACAAGTGCAGCATATAATACAGGTCTAGTACATGTATCAGATACTGGAACAGTAACTACAGGTGCTAGTGCAAATGCAAAGACTGGCGGAGTATTGTATTGGAAAATTCCTGCAGGAATATCAGGCGGTTACAGATATCAATGTACTAATCACGGTGCTATGGTAGGATCAATTACTATTAAGAGTTTTGCTACAATCTAGCATTTAAGATCTTTCAATCTTTTATCAAGAGTTTTTCTAACAACAGCAATATCATTACGTTGTTCAGTTGCTTGTGACATAGCCTTTGCGTCAAATGCAAGGTTAGCGTGTACTTCATCTAACTTTTTTACTACCTCGAGAAGTTTTTCAAGAAGTCCGTTACACTGTGCTTTTTCTACTTCATCAGATACATTTTTAATTCTTTCATGAAAGTTTTTAACGTCTTTAATAAATCTTGGTTCTTCAGATAGTGTTAACATCTTTGTTTAACTCCAATATAGTTTCTATTTTTGTTCTTATTAGATTATTATTTAATGTGTTTCGAAGACCTGTGTGCAAGTTCTTGGGTAAGAAATTCATATCACACCAACTAATTGTATTTGCTTTTGTAGTTAAAAATTCTTTCTTTACTAAACAAATATAGGTTCCGTATTCAAATCCTTTATCTAGACTCAAATATAATTCAATAGGAACAATTTTACCTTTAGAAAAGTCTTCTTGTAATTCTAAACTGTCATTAATTACAGAAGTCTTTTTTGAAAACGTAGGAACAGTCCACTTTTCATTCTCTAGAATTAGTAGTATTCGCTGAGTATCTAATGATAGGTATAATATTCCGGCTCTCTTTTGCATTAAAATACTTATGCTGGATTAGGGTCAATTCTCCAATAACCTGGCGAGTATTCACCTTCGAACGACTTGAGCCATTCAGTACCAGTCCATTTATATTGGATACCTGTTTTTAAGTTTTGGAAATATGTTGGATTTGCTAGTGTGTTTGGATCTGCTAATGTGATCCAGTTTGTACCATTCCATTCAATAATAGCATTGGCTATAATAATAGGATCTTCACCTGTTGTTCCTTTCCATGCATCAGGCCCATCATATGCTTCATTGTATGGTGTTTCTCCATACGTTTGTCCAACGTTATCACTGTCGTTAATATTATCAAGAACTAGGTATCTTGTACCTAGTGGTATTGCCGATAAACTTCCCCATTTCTCAACAGGATTAAACTTGTAAGGATCAATAATAGCATCAACAGTAGCACGAGCAGCAACGCCATTTACAGTTGATGCAATAGTTGTGTTAGTAGGAATAGTGTCTTGGTCAAATGTTATTAATAATACTTTAGAGTTAGAAGGATTAACAGCATATGTTCCAACCATTTCATAGCCCGTAGGCTGTCTGAAATATATCTTTGCACCTGCTTTAAATCCACCTAGTTTATCTAATACTCCATTCCAATCAATTTCTGTAGTTTTACTTTTTTGTTCTTTAACATCAATTCCTAAAGCATTTACTGCCTCATCGTCATCTACAATAGTTAAATCATAATCGTATGCTTGATTATTATTTGATTTAAACAATAATACACCGTAACGTGCATTTATGTATTGAGTAGATTGTGCTGTTGTAGCATCATAAACTAAGTCACTTAGATTTGCTACATCACCTGTCTCTGTAAATATGTTTGCAATAACACTTCTAACAACACCAAGTTTTTTAACTTTAGTTGGAGGTGAAATGTATATCGGCATTGTAAACTCTAACGTACATACATCAATCTCGTCATCGATTCCTGTAGGTATAGCACGTGATGTAAACTGAGTTGATTCTAAATTAATTACACTTAAACTTGTCCAATCAATATAGTTGTCTGTTGTTTGAATAGACATAGCTGGATTAAACAATACTAAAATTTGTTCTAGTATTTGTAATTTTTGATCTGTGTTAGAAGTCCAAATATCTGCTTTCATGGTTAAGATAAAAGGAGTAGGCATAAGTCTTTCAACAGTATATGCATTTCCTTGAGCACCTGTATAATTAGGCTCGCCTGTAGATTCATCAAATGTAAAGTCTCTTTCTCTAACACTCATTTTACTAATGAATGAAGGATCAGCTAATCTATCTCTATCAATTTGTAGTCCTGAAATATAACAAGCCATTCTAGGAACAGTAGGTAACTTGTTCTCAGAATTTTCTCTGATAATTGCAGCAACCTGTCTTGAAAGGTCTCCGTACATAACAGGTATAGTTTGTTGAGTCTTATCACCAGCTTCATATTTAAAACCGATGAATGCTCTCATAAACTGTGTTACGTATCTTCTTATCTGTCCATCGTAAAAGAAATCCATTAATCGTCTGCCTTCGGTCTAAGTGCTTTACTCAAGCTCTGTTTTTCTGAAACTTGTTTACCACCAATATTGTTAACTGTTGTATTGTTAATAAACGAATCTTTACCTTTACTTATTGCAGCATCATGTCCTGCAAAATCTTTGCCTGCACCTACTTGACTTGGTCCTAAATTACTTCTAGTCATTCTTACATCATCTTCAGTTTTTCTCCAACGCACTCCGTCAAATCTAAACAAGCGTGTAGGTTTGTAATCAGTGCGTAAGTGGAACTGTCCTTCAATAGGATTAAGTGGAAATGCTATACCTTGTGTAAACGGTGCACCATTTTCTGGTAACCCGTCACCAATTAGATAACCTTTATATGCATTGCCTTCTGGTGTTTGGTATGCAGTATCAGCAGTAATAGACATATAGACTTGGTTACCTTTGTCATCAAGTAATGTATTACCATCTTTGTCTGTACTAGGAATTAGTAAGTCATCACTGTCTGCTGTAACAAGTTCTGTTTTACCCTTGTTATCAACTTGCATAGTATAGAATCTACTAGTGTCATAACCTCCTTGTGGCGAATCTGCTTCTGCTTGATCAAGAACTGCTTGTGTAACTTGCATTTCTTTTTCATACGTACTCATAATATCTTTGAGTGTATCTGCAAGTTTGTAATACGTTGTGTTAGGTGGTTCAACACCTGTAACTTCTGCTACAACTTGATACTTTTCACCATTAGGAGCAATAACAATATCTCCTGGGAAGTAAGTTGATTCTGCGTTCCAAGTACCTTTTAATGCATCTTTATCTGCAATACCATCTAAAATCTGTTTGAATTCTTGTGAGTCTACTAATGGTTTACACTTTGCTCTGTACAAGTGTGGATACCATGTATTTGAAAATCCTTCTGCTGCACGATTAACATCTTCAATTACATAAAAACGTTTTAATGCATAATTTAAATCATTAAGAGCATGTTCGTCATCTAAGTGTGGCAACTCAATAACATCGCCTGACATTATTTTTCTGCCTAATTTTTCAACAGTATCATTAATATGGAATGTAATAAACACTGTGTCATTTTGTAGAAATAGACCAAATTGACTTAGGTTAAAATCAATGTCTTGTACATTATATACACCACGTAATCTATACACATCTGGATCATATTTACGATCTCTGTTTTCTAAGAACAGCATATCCTGAATATTTGTAGGATCATCTGTGCTATATGTTGGTGTAGCTGCTGTTTTTTCCTGCGAATTTCCGGGACCTACATACTTGTGTACAAGCACATCAGTACCGCCAACCTGGAACATTTCCCAGACTGTTTTGTCTTGAAATTTGTAATCGTTCCCTTTTTCGGGTCTATATAAACTGAGTCTTGGCATTGTATAAGTATTTACCTAAAGTAGCGAAAGGCATAAATACTTATATGAGCCAGATAGAAACATCAAAACAAGAAGTATTCGACTATTGTAAAGCAATGCTAGGCGACGGTATGATTGACGTTGAACTAGATCCTATTCATTACGAAACAGGATTAAAACGTGCTATGGGTGTTTTTAGACAACGTAGCGATAACGCAGTTGAAGAAAGTTACATAACGCTCACTTTAGAAAAAGACAAAAACGAATATACATTACCACACGAAATACAGCAAGTAAGACAAATATACAGAAGAAGTGTTGGTAGTAGAACAGGTAACGGTACAGGCGGTACAGTGTTCGAACCATTCAACTTAGCATACACTAATACGTATTTGTTAAGTTCAACTAACATGGGCGGACTGGCAACATACGAACTATTTGCACAATACCAAGAACTTGTTGGAAAGATGTTTGGTTCGTTTATCAACTTTACTTGGAATCCTCAAAGTAAAAAGTTAATTATTATGCAACGTCCAAGAGGTGAAGAACAAGTACTTCTTTGGGCATACAATGAAAAGCCTGACTATACAATTTTACAAGATGTATATGCAGGACAGTGGATTAAAGATTATACACTTGCTAACTGTAAAGTTATGCTAGGACAAGCAAGAGAAAAATTTGCAAGTATTGCAGGTCCACAAGGTGGTACAGCTCTAAACGGACCTTCACTAAAAGCAGAAGGTACAGCAGATTTAGAAAGACTAACAATGGAACTTACAACGCAGGTTCCAGGCGGTCACGGATATAGTTGGGTTATAGGATAATGAAAGCAGACGAATTTATGTGGGAAGGCGATGAACTATACGACGGTATGGTTTGGGGTAGAGGCAAGTCCACTGCAAGAGGCGGAACAGTCAAAATGAAGTTCCGTTGTCCGTCAGGCCCACGCAAAAGTAGACAAGTATCACATCCGTCCAAATGCTGGGATCATCCTAATATTGCACAAGCACAGCGTATGAAAACTACCCGTGCTAGAACTGGACCTCAACAGGCTAGACGTCAATCACGTACAAAAAATATCAATACAGCCACTCGTTTGGTAAGAAGACTTAACAAATTCAAATAAAATACTTGACATTATAAATTAATCCTAGTATACTGTATAGTATATTAACTAGGAGAATTATTTGTGATTATTGGTGTATGTGGTTTTATTGGTAGCGGCAAAGACACTGTTGCTGATTATCTTGTTAACTTCCATGAATTTAGAAGAGAAAGTTTTGCTGATACATTAAAAGATGCAGTCGCAGCAGTATTTGGCTGGGACAGAACTTTACTTGAAGGTAGAACAAAAGAAGCACGTGAATGGCGTGAAGAAGTAGATCAATGGTGGGCAGAAAGACTTGGAATGCCAACACTAACACCAAGATGGGTACTACAATATTGGGGTACTGAAGTTTGTCGTAAAAGTTTCCATGACGATATCTGGATCGCTAGTTTAGAGAATAAAATACGTAATTCTAAAGACGATATTATTGTAAGTGATGTACGTTTTCCTAATGAAGTAAAAGCAATTAAGAATCAACAAGGCAAGATGATTTGGGTACAACGTGGACGTTTACCTAAGTGGTATGATGTAGCACTTGATGCAAATTCAGGTAGCAATGTAGCAATCAATGAGCTAAAGATACAGAACATTCATGCTTCAGAGTGGGCTTGGGTTGGTACTAAATTTGACCATACTATTCACAATGATATGAATATTGATGACTTATACAGTGAAGTTAAGTCGCTAGTAATCAGCAGTTAGGTCTCCCTGTTTCCACTTAATACCTTCTTTAGATAGCACAGATATACAATTAGCACAAACAGTTTTTAAGTTGCTGTGTCTACAATTATCTAAGTTTCCGTCTAAATGTAATACTCTAAACACTTCTGGATGAGGCGATTTGAACCCGCATTTATCACATGAGACTTTCTGTTTGTAGCCAGCACGAGCCCATCTAGGTACACCTGTATACTGCCCGTGATTATTACATACTTCACATAGGCTTCTGTAATAGGTACGCTTACCTTTCTTATAGTTAACAGCACGTGGCCGTAATCCGCACTTACAAAGAGGTCTCATACATGTATTTACACCTTTTGGACCCCTTTAATGACTGGTTAAACCAGGCTAATTTTATATAAAGTGCTAAATACAATTGCAACAAGTTTACGTAATAGACTGATACGAAAATATTACCAGGAGATAAAAAGATGGCATTAACATCACCAGGCGTAGAAGTAACAGTAATAGACGAGTCGTTTTATACCCCAGCAGAGCCTGGTACTACTCCTCTTATTGTTATTGCTTCATCGCAAGACAAATTAAACGCAGCGGGCACAGCTACAGCAGCTGGAACGCTAAAAGCTAACGCAGGTAAAGCATATAAGGTTACCTCACAGAAAGAATTAGTAGATCTTTTTGGTGTACCAACATTCAAAAAGACAGCGAGCAACACTCCAATACATGGAAGCGAATTAAACGAATATGGATTGCTTTCAGCATATTCATTATTAGGCGTTTCAAACTCAGCTTTTATAGTACGTGCAGATGTTGACTTAGACGAACTAGAAGGTTCATCAACTGCTCCGGGAGCGAATCCAGCAGATGGCAAGTGGTGGATCAACAGCGGTTCAACAACTTTTGGTATCCAAGAGTGGAATGGCGCAGCAGTAACCACAACAGGTGGTCAAAAATTTGCTGCCAAAACACCTATTGTATTAACAGACGGTGACGCATCAAAAATTGATAACGGCGCACCTAAAACATCAGTTGGTTCCATTGGCGATTACGCAGTAGTATTTGAAACTGTTGACGGTAGCGGATCATTTAGTGCAAGTAAAGAAAATGCAACTATGTGGTACAAGTCTTCAGGTAACGGATCAACAGTTACACAGGGTGCTTGGGTTAAAGTAGGAAGCAACGATTGGTCAGCGAGCCATCCAACAATTGTTGGCGATACTTTTACAGCAAGTTCAGGAAACTTTACTATTAACGGAACAAACTTTACAGTCAGTGGCACACTAGATGACTTGGTAACATCTATTAACGGTGCTATTACAGAAACACAAGGTATTGTTGCAAGAAATGTAAGCGGTAGACTTTATCTTTATTCAGATGGTAGCTTAGATGATGGAATTGGTGATTCGTCCAAGTCAAATGCTATTGTTATTGATGACGGTTTAAGTGGCCCACAAATTACTTTTTCCGAATTAGGTATTACAAAAGCAACGTACTATGGTCCAGAATTACACATTGACGCACATACTAATGTTCCAGAATTTAAAACTGGTGATACAACACCACGTCCAACAGGAAGTGTATGGGTTAAAACAACTGAGCCAAACAACGGCGCACGTTGGAGAGCAAGTAAATGGTCAGCAGCAACTCTTTCATGGGTAGCATATACTGCACCATTGTATGCTAATAACTCATCTGCAATTTATGCATTAGACAAAGCAGGCGGTGGAGTTAACATTCCAACTGATAGCATTTACATACAAACTAACGCAGAAGAAAATAGCGGTTACGATACAACACCAATGACTGCTTCATTTAGAGCGTTTAGAAGAGCTGCAACAGGAGTTACTAAAATTACTTCAGCAGTAGTAACTGCAAGTACATTTACTGTAGGCGCAAACGCTTTTACAATTGCAGAAGGTATTAAAACATCAGCAGCATTAAACGCTGGAATAGCTGTAAACTTTACAGCAGCAGGTAATGCCAATGATGCAGCTTTAATAGCAGGTGCTATTAACAGTGCAGGTTTTACTAACATTGAAGCAGCAGTAACAACTTCAAACGCAGTAGAAATTTTCCACAAGTTAGGCGGAGATTTTAGAATTACTGACGGGGCTAATACTCCAATAGGAAGTGCTTATACTGCATACAGCATTAACACAGGATTAGGAACAGCAAACTTTTACACTGCACCAACAGGCGCTAGTGAAAATTATGTTGCGTCTAACTGGAAGCCTTTAGCAGCAGACGATTTTGCAGCTTCAAGCAATGCTCCATTAGCAGAACCAGCAGACGGACAACTTTGGTATAATCCAGAGTTTAGTGATGTTGACATTATGATTCATAATGGTACTACTTGGAAAGGTTACCAAAATTATAATTCAGCATATGCTAATACTTCACCAGCAGGTCCAATTGTTTCAGCAACTGAGCCAAGTGCAACAACAGGACAAAGCGATGGTACTGCACTAGTAGACGGAGACCTTTGGATTTCAACAGCAAGTTTAGAAGACTTTCCAACAATTTATAGATGGGACGGTAATAACCTAGCATGGGTACTTGTTGATAAAACTGATCAAACTTCAGAAGACGGTGTATTGTTTGCAGATGCACGTTACGGTCTAGCAGGTGCTACTGGTAATACAGCAGCAACTATTAAAGACTTACTAACTAATGACTACTTAGATCCAGATGCTCCAGATCCTGCACTATATCCAAAAGGTATGTTGCTATGGAACCTACGTAGAAGTGGCGGTAACGTTAAGAAGTACAACAACAACTACATTGATTTAACAGCTGATAATACACGCAACGGCGACGAAGCGATGGCTGGCTATGCAACAGATAGATGGTCTACACAATCAGGCAACCAAGAAGATGGTAGCGGATCATTTGGTAGACATGCACAGCGTATGGTAGTAACACAGGCACTTAAATCAGCAATTGATACAAGTTCAGAAATTAGAGATGAAGAAACAAGAAACTTTAACTTAATTTCATGTCCTGGATACACAGAAACAATGAGCAACCTTGTTAACTTAAATATTGACAGAGGCTTAACAGCATTTGTTATTGGTGATACACCTTTAAGATTAGCAAGTGATGCAACTTCATTGTTAGCATATGGTTCAAACAGTGCATTGGTAGTTGATAACAACGATGACGGACTTGTAACATACGATGAATACTTAGGTGCGTTTTATCCAAATGGATTTACAACTGACTTAGGTGGCGCAAACGCTGTTGTTCCAGCATCACACATGATGATGAGAACTATAGCACTAAGCGACCAAGTATCGTTTCCATGGTTTGCTCCAGCAGGAACAAGACGTGGTGGAATTAGCAACGCTACATCAGTAGGTTATATTGATGCAGCAACAGGTGAATTCCAAACAGTTGCATTGAATGAAGGTCAAAGAGATACGTTGTACGGATTAAAAATTAATCCAATTACATTCTTTAACGGTGTAGGACTTGTAAACTACGGACAAAAAACTAGAGCAAGAAATGCAAGTGCTTTAGATAGAATTAACGTAGCACGTTTAGTTGTGTATTTAAGATCACAACTTAATAAACTTGCAAGACCTTATATCTTTGAGCCAAATGATAAGATCACAAGGGACGAAGTTAAACAAGCAGTTGAGTCATTATTACTCGAGCTTGTAGGCTTAAGAGCTTTATACGACTTTGCAGTTGTGTGTGATGAAACTAACAACACGCCAGCAAGAATTGACAGAAATGAACTTTATGTTGATATTGCGATCGAACCGATTAAGGCGATTGAGTTTATTTACATTCCGTTGCGTGTCAAGAACACAGGAGAAATATAATGCCTATTACATCACTTAACAACTTTGGAGTACCAACAGACGCAGGCAACCAAGTGCTCTTGATGCCTAAACTAAAATATCGCTTTAGGGTGACACTTTTAGGATTTGGAGTTAGTGCTGCAACAGAACTTACTAAACAAGTTGTAGATGTTTCAAGACCAAAAGTAGGTTTTGAAGAAATGCAGTTAGACGTGTACAACTCAAAGGTATTCTTAGCAGGTAAGTATACTTTTGAAACACTAACATTAAACTTACGTGATGATGCTAGTGGCTTTGTACAGAAGCTAGTCGGCCAACAGGTCCAGAAGCAGTTCGACTTTGTTGAACAAGCATCTGCTAGATCAGGTATTGACTACAAATTTACAACAAAAATTGAAGTACTAGACGGTGGTAACGGTACTAGTGAAAACGGAGTAAGCGTATTAGAAACAGCAAACATGTATGGTTGTTTCCTAACTAACGTAGACTACGGTGACGCTAACTACGCTACTAACGAAGCTATGCAAGTTGCACTAACTGTACGTTTTGATAACATGGTACAGTGGGGCGCAGGTGAGCAAGGCGTTGGCGTTGGAATTGGCGCAAACGTTGGAAGAACAATTGGTGAATCTACTACAGGTTCTTCAGGCGCTCAAGGCTAATAACTTTTTAAGTAAAATAGAAGAAGCTCGGATTATTTTCCGGGCTTTTTTTATGGCTAAATAATAGTATGGCAAACAAATTCACAAGATTTCTCAGCGATTTTGCAACTGGACTTACTCAACCTAAAGGTATCATGGGTAACTATACCCATGCCACAAGACTGTTCATTGATAACACAATGCGTCTTGCACCTAAGACTAAATTTAATTATTATGTTAGGTTTGAAATGGATCCAATGGCTGTTAAGGCCGCTAACTTTAAATCCAAACACGCTGAAGAAACAGGACTACTAGTTAAAGGTGTAGACTTACCTAAGTTTAGTTTCCAAATGGATACACTGAACCAGTATAATAAAAAGCATAACGTTTATAAAAGAATTCAATACGATCCTGTACAGTTTACTATGCATGATGATAACCAAGGTGTTATAAGTGCTCTGTGGGCTTTGTACTATGGTTATTACATTGCTGATAGGAATAATCCTACACAAGCATTTGATAGAGATCAATATAGAAACGGTGATACTAACAACTATGCATTTGGTTTTGATAACGGATCAACTGCGGACTTTTTTAAATCGGTTACTATCTACACCATGGGACGCAGACGCTTCGTTGGATACACACTAATCAATCCAAAGATTCAACAGTGGACAGCAGGGGGCATGGAGTATGCAGCAGGTTCTGAAACTGCTGAAAGTTCAATGTCATTACAATACGAAGCAGTACAGTATACAGCAGGAACAATAAGTCAAGGTTCACCTAAGGGCTTTGCAACATTACATTATGATACAGTTTCATCTCCATTAGGAGTTGCAGGTGGCGGAACAGGATTACTACTAGGAGAAGGCGGCGTACTTGATGGACTTGAAGCTATCTTTGGTGCTGTTGGTAACGGAAGTGCATTTGAAAGTCCTAAATCATTTTTAGGTACAGCTATTGCAGCAGTTAATACATATAAAAATATTAGAGGTTTAAGTAAAGATTCTATTATTAACGAAGGTGTTAATATTTTAACAAGCCCAGGTGGTATACAACAAATTTCAAATACAATATCAGGTGCGGCAGGAATATTCTTTCCGAAGAATGATTCAGCTAACGGAACTACCAATGCTACTCCAAAAAGAACAGCAACAAGTAATATATCTAACAGCTCATCGTTTGTTGGTAATCAAGGCGGAGGAACATAATGTCTACTAATTTGCCACCAAAGGAAATACAAGACAGTGCAGCACGTACTAGACTTTACTTTGATCAATATGGTAAAAAGCCATTAGAATATAATGCTGTTGACTATGACGCAGCGATTGTATTTTTTAAAGATAAAGGATTTGATAATAGTGCAGCAGCAGTTGTTGCAACATCATTATTAAAACAAGCAAAGCTAGAAAACATGCCTATATCAAAAGTTTTAGACGATATTACTGGCTTAGAACAATTACAAATTAGTGCATTAGTTGCTGAAGTTTTAAATAATAATAGGCCAGCAACCTCAACACTAGGATACCGTACACCGGTAGAAGATATTTCAAAACAACGTAACGTGAGTGCTTAATATGCCGAAGTTTGCTCAAGGCAGATTTGAAATGAAAAACCCCAATAAGTATATTGGTACTAAAACACCAATGGCTCGTTCAAGTTGGGAAACTGTCTTTATGAAGATGTTAGATGAACATCAAGGTGTTGCAAAGTGGGCAAGTGAAAGCATTCAAATACCTTACAGAAGCCCATTAACAGGTAAGCACACAATTTATGTACCTGACTTCTTTATTGTTTATGCAGATAAAAAAGGTAAGCAACATGCAGAAGTAATAGAAGTTAAACCTAAGAATCAGTCATTTAGAGAAAGTGTTGGTAAAAGTAGATACAATCAAGAACAATACTTGCTCAATATGGCAAAATGGGAAGCAGCCACAGCATGGTGCAAACAAAAAGGACTACGTTTTAGGGTAGTAACTGAAGAAGATATTTTTCACACTGGACCGAAACGAAGATAAGTAAAAGTATGACAAAGAAATTAGAAGAACTTTTTAATATGGAAGAATCAAAAGAAGAACCTAAAGAGGTTGAAACTTCTGTAATAAAGGCTGAGGAAATGGAAGCTGAAATAAAAAGTGTAGATCAAAGTTATCAAGCAATCCAAAACATTACTAAAGAATTGCCAGCAGTAAAAGAATTGGATACACTAGGTGAAACGGATTTAGATCACTTAGCTGATAAGGCTGAGAAAGCATATGATGATCTAATGGATTTGGGTATGAATGTAGAAGTACGTTATAGTGGACGTATTTTTGAAGTTGCTGGCAGTATGCTTAAAAATGCGGTAGATGCTAAATCTGCTAAAATTGATAAGAAGTTAAAAGCCGTAGATTTACAGATGAGAAAGCTGAAACTTGATCAAGATTCAGGTGAAGATCCCAACGAATTAGTAGACGGATCAGGCTATATCATGCTAGATCGCAATGAACTAATGAAGAAATTAGGCGGAAAGGAATAAATACTAATATGAAAACGTTCAATGAATATTTGACAGAAAGCAAAAAAGTATACAGCTTCAACGTAAAAGTGGCAGGCGAAGTTCCTGAAGGCTTTTGCGATAGACTAAAGTCATGTGTGGCTTCTAGAGAAGTAGTAACTTGTGAAGAGATGTCAAAAACACCAGTTACGGAAGTTCCTATGGATTTTCCAGAACTGAACAATATGGAAGTAACTACATTTAATCTTGTTACAAACTATCCTATTACTCCGCAAGAAGTACATAAGGCATGTTGTGAAGATTGTGGTTGCGCAGAAGATCGTTGTAAAGTAAGAAACAGTGCCAGCCCAACTGAAGAGTATCAAATTAATGATGACAAAAGAGAAGGCGCACTATTACACGACAACGAATATAAAGAAGCAGGTAAGATCAAATACAAAGATTACTTTGGTGATGATTTTAACAAATCATTTTTGAAAGACTTACAAAAAACTTCTAAAGAACGTAAGAAGGAATTAGGACACGATAAATTAAAAGCAGACGTATTTGCAGACGTTCCTAAGATTAAAATCGACAAAGCGGGTGTTAACAGCCCTGTAGGGAGTAAATAATGAACTTTAATGAACTTATGCAAAAAATGCGTGAGCTTGACACAACTGATGCCCCTGTTACAGAGATGCCAGTTCCTATGCCACAGGCTCCAATGTCAACACCAGAGCAAAAAGATAAAGCAAGAATGAATGTTAATATCAGTGCTGAAGGCGATGCTATTGATGACGTATTAAAATTAATGACTAAAGTTAATCCAGACATGATTAACCAACCAGAAAAACCAGACATGCCAGATATGCCAGACATGACTATTGCTATGCCAAAGCCAATCAATAAATTGATTCCAGACTTTGATAACGATAACGATGATAAGCCAGGTGGTGATATGGATATGGGCATGGACAAAGATGACCATGATGCAGATCACGATATGATCAAAGGTTTAGACAAAGACGACGATGGCGACCACGACATGGACGACCACGACGCAGAAGAAAAAGATAAAGAAGAAGCATATGCTAATGAACCTGATGAAGACCACAGAGACATTGACTATATGCAAAACAAATTAGCAGGTGGAATGAACCGTCCTAAAGGAACACATCCTAAAGTAGCTGACGGTGATAATCCTATGAAAAAAGTAAAAGAAGGTGATGACCTAAGAGCTCAAATACATGCTGAACTTACACAACGTTTAGCAGAAGCTAAGGGAGAGAAGTAATGGCAGATTTAACACAATCAACAATCGGCGGCGGCAGTTCAGTAAAGGTTGCTGAAAACAGAAAACCATATGCTGATATGACAGCTATACATTACAACGGCAACAAAAACTTAACAGTATTTGAAGTTGCATGTGGTGCAGCAGTAAACGCTCAAACAGGAAGCGGACTAGCAATTGAAAGCATTA